GGTTTTCAAAATGTACCTTCTTTTGATAATGTTACTGATATTTCAAATGCAAATGGTTTCTCTATTATAGTTGGTAAAATAAATTCATCTGGTAATGTAAGTGATACTACAAATTATTATTATTTTGTAAGTACGAGTACAGCAACAACGGGGGGAGTGACGGGCGGCGGGGGACAATGTTCTTCTGGTCCAGTAACTTTACAAGCTTAATATGACATACGCAGAACTAACAGCAAAAATTAGAAACTACACAGAAGTAGATTCAAATGTATTTACACAAAGTATTATTGATGGATTTATATTAGATTCTGAATATAGAATTTTAAGAGAAGTAGATTCTGATAATAATAGAAAATATGCAACTGCAACTGTTGTTGCAAGTCAAGCATATGTAAACACACCTTCTGTAGGAACAGATCAAACTTTAATTATAAGAGAAGCTCAAATCATTCCAAGTGCTACATACACTGGTCCTAATGCTGTAGTAGAATATAGAGATACTGGATTTATTAATGAATATAATGCTAGTAATTCAACAGGATTACCTAAGTATTTTAGCTATTGGGATGAAGATACTATAGTGTTAGCCCCTATTCCAGATCTGGTATATACTATGCAGTTAAATTATATATTGAAGCCAACAGGATTATCTGCTAGTAATACAACATCATATTTAAGTAATCAGTTTCCCACTGGTTTATTATATGCATGCCTTGTTGAGGCATATGGATTTTTAAAGGGTCCGGCAGACATGATACAATTTTATGAACAAAAGTATCAAAGTGTGCTACAAGGATTCTCTATTGAACAAATGGGAAGAAGAAGACGAGATGAATTTCAAGACGGTTCACCTCAGATTCAAAAACAAGGATAGAAAAAAATTATGGCAATAACACAAGCAATACCAAATTCTTTTAGAGGTGAACTTCTAACAGGAACACACAACTTTACAGCAGCATCAGGAAACGTTTTTAAATTAGCTCTTTATACATCTGCTTCAACTATGAGTTCAGGAACAACAGTTTATGCAGCTACATCAGAAGTTGCAAATTCTGGTCAGTACGTAACGGGTGGTGGAGTTTTAGTAAATGTATCACCAGTTGTTTCAAGTGGTGTTGCATTTATAGATTTTGATGACATTTCTTTTACTGGAGTTACTCTAACTGCAGCAGGAGCTTTAATTTATAATACATCCGCTACTAATAAAGCAGTAGCAGTATTAAGTTTTGGTGGAGATAAAACTGCAACCTCTGGAGTTTTTACAATTCAGTTTCCAGCAGCAACAACAGCAGCGGCGATTTTAACTATTGCATAATAGGAGTAACCTATTATGGCTAATAATAATTGGGGTCAACTTACCTGGAGCACAGGATTTTGGGGACAACAAAGTGATGTAAATGTTTCTCTTACAGGATTACAATCACTATCTACATCTTTAAATTCAGTAACTATTTTAGCAGAAATTAATTCTGGTTGGGGTAGATTAACTTGGGGTGAAAATGAATGGGGTGTAACTGATGCAATTGCTGTCAGTGTCACTGGTCAATCATTAACTACTTTTTTAAATAGTGTAACTGCAATAGGAACAGCAGTTGTAACTTTAACAGGTCAACAATTAAATATTTCTGAAGGTCAAGTAGATGTATCTCCAGATGCGAGCGTAACAGGTCAATCATTAACTACTTCTTTAAATAGTGTAACTGCAATAGGAACAGCAGTTGTAACTTTAACAGGTCAATCGTTAACTACATCTTTAAGAAATATAACTGTAGCAACATTTACAAATGTAAGTGTTACTGGACAATCATTAACTACATCTTTACATGGTGTAAATGTTGATGCAATTACAAGTGTAAATGTTACCGGCCAATCATTAACTACATCTTTAAATAGCGTAACTGCAATAGGGACAGCAGTTGTATCTTTAACAGGTCAATCATTAACTGCTTCTTTAAATAGTGTAACTGTAGCAATAGGTCAAAATGTAAATGTTATCGGTCAATCATTAAATACTTCTTTAAATAGTGTTTCTGTTATTGGTAATGCTACTGTTTCTTTAACAGGAAATACGTTGACTATTCAGTTAAATAGTGTAAATCCTCAAGTCTGGACAATAATTGATACTGGAACTATTGTAAGTTATACAAATGTAAGTACAGGAACTACAGCAACCTGGACAGATGTTGACACGGCTGCTTAAATTAAATAATATAGTATAATAAGGAATTAATATGGCATCAAGTTATTCTACCGACCTCAAACTAGAATTAATGGTCACTGGCGAAAACGCTGGTACATGGGGTGATATTACAAATACAAATTTAAATTTACTACAACAAGCAATTGGTGGTTATCAAGAAGTAAGCATTGCAGGAGGAGCTCAAACTACAACTCTTGTAATGTCAAATGCAGCATTATCTAATGCAAGAAATGCAGTTATAAAATTAATAGGTGCAATTACAGGAAATCAAGTTGTAACAGTTCCAGATGGAATTGAAAAAACATATATAATAGCTAATGGCACAACTGGTGCTTTTACAGTTCAATTTAAAACAGCATCAGGAACAGGTGTTACTTTTTCAGCAACAGATAAATCAACAAAACAATTCTTTGTAGATGGAACAAATGTTGTAGATACAGGATATGGAGATGTCACATTAACTGGAACACAAACATTAACAAATAAAACTTTAACTTCACCAAAAATTAATGAAATATTAGATACTAACGGAAATGAAGAATTAAAATTTACAACAACTGCTTCAGCGGTAAATGAAATAACAATAACAAATGCTGCAACAGCTACTAGACCAGATTTATCAGTAACAGGTGGTGACACTAACATAGGATTAAGTATCACTACAAAAGGAACTGGATTAGTATTGTTTAATGATGGTGCTTATAATGCAGAAGGCACACTTACAGATGGTGCGACTATTACTTGGGACGTAGGATCATCACCGGTTGCTAAAGTAACTTTAGGTGGAAACAGAACTTTATCTGCACCTACAAATGGAGCTACTGGACAATTTATATCTCTTGCGGTAATTCAAGATGCTACAGGTTCAAGAACTTTAACTTGGAACTCAGTGTATGAATTTACTGCAGATACTGCACCCACATTAACTACGACTGCATCAAAAGCTGATCTATTTGTATTTAGATATAATGGAACAGTATGGTATGAAATGGGTAGAAACCTTAACTTGAGTATAACATAATGTACGCACTTATTCAAAATAACGAAATAGTAAAAGTATTTGCAAATCCAGAAGGATTTATTTTAGATGGTAATCAATATTCTTCTCAAATATTTACTGCTTGGTCTAGAGCTGAAAAAGAAGAAATAGGTATCTATGAAATTGAAACAAATTCTTCTAATTTTAAAGATGAATCTTATTACAATAATACAAATGAAATATTTGCATTCTCAAATGGTAAAGCAACTAGATCATGGGGAAATGCTTTTGTTAAACAATTAGAAGATGTTATTAACGAAGATGATACAATTACTAAAGGTTTAAAATCTCAAAAGATTTCTGTAATTAAACAACAAGCATCAGGATTACTTTCACCAACTGATTGGTATGTAGTTAAAGCTAGTGAAGTAGAAGGTTACACAATACCAACTAATATTTCTACATTTAGAACTGCTGTCAGAACAAAATCAAATGAAATGGAAGCTATGATTACTGCTTGTACGACTGTTGCTCAGTTAAAAACATTATACGAATACACAGGCGAAACAAATCCAACTAGACCAATAGGCGAATTTCCAAAACTAGAGGTAATCTAATGCCTTTAATACTAGCTTCTAATAGTGCTTCTGGTGGCTACAACGTAGCAAACTCATTAAGATTTAATTCTGGTTCATCAGATAATTTAACTAGAACACTTGGAACAGCAACAAGTAGAAGAATATTTACAATATCAACTTGGATTAAAAGATCTAATTTAGATACAGTTCAAAACGTATTTACTGCTGGTACTGGTTCAGGAGATGCAGGTATTAGGTTTAATAGTGGTAATGAACTTTTCTTTTATGAAATATCTTCACCTTATTCTGCTTACAATTTTGAGTTTGCTACTAGTCAATTATTTAGAGATGTTTCGGCTTGGTATCATATTGTTGTTGCAGTTGATACTACACAAGCAACAAATACTAATAGAGTAAAAATTTATGTTAATGGTTCACAAGTTACTGCATTTGCAACTGGAAATTATCCATCTCAAAATTATGATGGTTTTATAAATAATTCTGTATCACATAAAATATCAGGTGCAGTTGATACAACTTTTGGAAGCAGATTTTATAATGGATATGTATCAGAAACATATTTTATTGACGGAACTCAACTAACACCATCATCATTCGGTGAAACAGATACATTAACAGGAATCTGGAAACCAAAAGCATATACAGGTTCTTATGGAACTAATGGCTTCTACCTGCAATTCAAAAACTCAGCATCTCTTGGTACAGATTCTTCAGGAAACGGAAACACATTCACAGTAAACAATCTAACTTCAGTAGATCAGAGTACAGATACACCAACAAATAACTTTTCTACTTGGAATGCTATTTCAGCACCTTATTCAGCATCAACTTTAACTGAAGGAAATTTAGTTGTTACAAATAATAGTGCTAATTGGCAAGGTGCTTTTGGAACAATAGCAGTATCAAAAAGCAAATGGTATTGGGAAGCAAAATGTACTGATGCAACATATAGTTTTAATCATGGTGTTTTTGATGTTGATGCAAATTCTTTTGGTATTGTAAATCCTATGAACGTATCTACTGGTTATACTGGATTTTATAATACTGGTGGTGGTCAAATGAGAAAAGACAATGCAACGTCTGGAAGTTATGGAACTTTTGCTAATGGAGATATTATGGGAATAGCTTTAGATATGGATAATAAATTAATGTCTATATATAAAAATGGAACAATTCATGTTTCTAATTTTGCTATAAGTACAGGTTGTCTTAATGTAGTTCCATGTATGGTTACTTATCAAACTGGTGCTTGGCAATATAACTTTGGTTCACCAATGTATAGTGCTAATTCATATACTGATGGTGCTGGATATGGTAACTTTTCATACTCAGTACCAAGTGGATATTACTCTTTGAATACTAAAAATTTAGCAACATTCGGATAACTTATGGCTTTCGCAACAATAGATAAAGGGAGTAAATATTTTAACACAGTAACATACTCAGGTAATGGTTCTACACAGTCTATTACAGGAGTTGGTTTTCAACCAGATTTTACTTGGATTAAAGCAAGAAGTGTTGCAGAACATCACACTTTAAATGATGCTGTAAGAGGAGTTAATAAACAATTATATTCTAATTTAACTTATGCAGAAGCCACACAAACAGATTGTTTAACAGCTTTTAATACAGATGGATTTTCTGTTGGTTCAAATGTTATAGTAAATCAATCTTCACAAACTTTAGTATCTTGGAATTGGCTTGGTGCAAACACAACAGTTTCAAACACTTCAGGTTCTATAACAAGCACAGTATCAGCTAATACAACAGCTGGATTTAGTGTTGTGTCTTATACAGGAAATGCAACATTGGGAGCAACAGTTGGTCATGGATTAGGTTCTACTTGCAAATTAATGATTATTAAAAATAGAAGTATTTCCTCAAATTGGATAATGTATCATCCTATAACATTAGAAAATAGATATATGGAATTAAATACAACAAACGCAGAAGCTATTAATTTTGATTATTGGAATAGCACTAGACCTACATCTTCCGTATTTACCATTGGAACGGCTAACACAGTAAATGGTTCAGGAAATTCTATGATCGCCTACTGCTTTGCTGAAATAAAAGGATATAGCAAGTTTGGTGGTTACACAGGTAATGGTTCTGCTGATGGAACATTTGTATATACAGGATTTAAACCTGCGTTTGTTATGATTAAACAATCTAGTAGTGCAGGTGAAGGTTGGGAGATGGGAGATAATAAACGTTCTACTTATAATGTTATAACTACTTTTTTAAGAGCAAACTCTAGTGCCGCCGAATCTACTAATACTGATAGACAATATGATTTTGTTTCTAATGGAATAAAAATGAGAGGAACTCATGGTTCTACAAATGGTTCAGGTTCAACATATATATATATGTGCTTTGCCGAAAACCCATTCGTAACATCAGGCGGAATACCAGTTACTGCTAGATAATGTTATATAGTATCTGGCTTTTAAACATATATTAAGTATAATGATATTATGCCATTACAGAAGATACAATTTAAACCTGGATTCAATAAACAACAAACTGCAACCGGAGCCGAAGGGCAATGGATTGATGGTGATAATGTTAGGTTTAGATATGGAGAACCACAGAAAATAGGTGGTTGGCAGCAACTCGTTTCAACTACATTAGCAGGTCCTGTGAGAGACCAGCATACGTGGACAGCGTTAGATGGTAAAAAATATGCAGCTTTAGGATCTTCTAAGTTATTAGTTATTTATTATGAAGGTCAATTTTACGATATTACACCATTAGGTACATTATTATCTGGAGCAACTTATACATCAACAACATCTTCTACAACTGTTACAATTAATTTAACAGCGCATTCTTTAACTGCTGGTGATTATATAATATTTACAAGTGTAACAACTCCAGGATCACCATCTACAAGTTTTACATCAGCAAGTTTTACAACAAATACTTTTCAAGTAATTTCAACACCTACAGCAAATACTTTTACAGTTACTATGGTAAGTGCTGAAACTGGAACGGGTGTAACTGCAGGTGGAGCTTTATCAATGACTCCTTATGTATTTATTGGTCCTACATTTCAAACACCTGCTTATGGATGGGGAACTGGATTATTTGGTGGCGTAGTTATTCCAAGTGTAGCAACTACATTAAATGGAGCAATCAATAATTCTGTTACAACTATTACAGTTACTTCAGCTGCAGCATTTCCGGCATCTGGAAGAATAGATATTGATACTGAATTAATTACTTATACTGGAAAAACTGCAACTACTTTTACAGGTTGTGTAAGAGGTGCTAACGGATCTACAGCAGCATCACATTTAACAGCCGCTGTCGTAACTAATGCAACATACTGGCAAGATTGGGGTGAAGAATCTTCTGTAACTACTGTTAGTTTAGATCCTGGTTCCTGGTCGCTCGATAACTTTGGCCAGATACTCGTTGCTACAGTCAAGAACGGAAAAACTTATACTTGGGATCCATCTGTTGCAGCTAGTCTTACTGTAAGAGCAACTGTTGTAAGTGGAGCACCTACAAAATCTATTATGACAATTGTGTCTGATAGAGATCGACATTTATTTGCAATGGGAACTGAAACAACCATTGGAGATACTACAACCTTTGATCCAATGCTTATAAGATTTTCAAATCAAGAAGATATTAGTACATGGGCTCCAAAAGTAACTAATACAGCAGGTACATTTAGACTTGATACCGGAAACACAATTATAGGAGCTGTGCAAGGTAAAGATTATATATTAGTATTAACGGATCAAGCAGCTTACACTATACAATTCGTAGGTCCACCATTTACATTCTCTATTAGACAGGTGGGTACAAACTGTGGATGTCTTGGCCAACATGCTATGATATTTGCTCAAGGTGCTGTGTTTTGGATGGGCTTTGGAGGAGGTTTTTTTGCATTTGATGGTACGGTAAAACAGATACCTTCATTAGTTGAAGACTTTGTATTTACAACAGATGGAGATAATTTAGGAATTAATTATGATGCAAATCAAATTTCTTATGCATATCACAACTCTTTATATAATGAAGTCGGTTGGAATTATGCAAAATCAGGATCACAACAAGTAGATAGAAACGTTGTTTATAACTTTGTTGAGAATACTTGGGCCGTTGGATCCTTGGCTAGAACAAGTTATGTAGATTCAATTACTTATGATTTACCTTATGCAACACAATATAATGCAACAGGTACTCCAACATTTCCAACCATTAATGGTGTAACAAATGCAGTAGGTTCATCTATATATTGGTCACATGAAACAGGTGTTAATGAGGTTGATATTAATGGAGCTGAAACTGCAATCGCCGCTTATGTTAGATCAGGAGATTATGATATATCTGAACAAGGTTTAGGTGGAGATGGTCAATTAATTATGCGAGTTAAAAGATTTATACCTGACTTTAAAAATCTAGAAGGAGATGCAATAGTTACTTTATTCTTTAGAGATTATCCAGCGGACTCTGATTCAACGCCTTCAACAACGCCACCTTCTATTACGGGCCCCTTTACTATTACTTCATCAACTGATAAAGTAGACACACGCGTGCGAGGAAGACAGGTAAGTTTAAAAATTGCAAATGATGCAATAGATAGTAACTGGAGATACGGAACTCTAAGACTAGATATTGAAGCAGGAGGAAGAAGATAATGGCAAAAATTACAGCATATGTACCAGAACCAACACAAGAATATAGTGTGGATAATCAAAGACAAATATTAGAATCAGTTACTACAATTAAAAATCAACTTAACTTTGGATTTCAAAAAGATCTAAAAGATGAAATGGAAGCATTTACTTGGTTTCTATTTAGCGGACCAAAAGACTAATGGCTATTAATTATAAAAATCAAGGTTACGATTTAACCACAACATCTTCAACTACAGTATTAACTATTAGCACATCAACCGTTGCAATTATAAAAGAGATATCAGTAACTAATGATGATAACTCAGCTCATAAAGTAGATTATTCTTTTTATGATTTATCAGCGTCCACTTCGTATAAATTTTATCATACAAATGTGCCAGCAGATTCACACGACAATGCAGTACACAATGCTCTTATATTAGAAGAAGGAGATTATTTACTATTTCAAGCAGATACGTCAAATGTCATCTCTGGACAA